CCTGCTAATATACCTGCTTTTTGTTCATCCGTTAAATTATTACTGAGATCTCGAAACTCAACTGTATCTGCATCAGCCCCATCAAAGCCACTTATAAAAGTTTCCGCGAATCCCTTCCCCTTACCTTGGGTTACTTTTACATCTAACTCCTTAAGGGCAGGAAACTTTTTATGAACAATAGACAACAACTTATTATTATCAGCCATCTATTAGTTACCTCCCTGATTGCCCGCACCCGAAAGGGCTGAGGTTGGATTACTCAACGCGTTAATCTCTGCTGGGAGTTGAGGCTCACCTACTTGCTGCGCACTCAGCCCAGCACCTCCTTGGCCGCTATTCCCTCCTTGCCCCGTCAAGGCCATGAATTGCGGGAGCTCCATTAAGTCCTTCTCGAGACGCCCAATCTCATCTGAGTCCCGTTCAATGTTCTCAGGATTAACGCCTAGGGTTTTCATCAAATGGGCTAATATCTTATCAGGACTATACTTCTTAAAGAAAGCTTGGAAGAGAACGGGGTTACTTATGACAGCTTGCAATAGGGACATGAGCTTTTGAAAGTCTCTTACTTTAGCAAGCATGGCGGATAGGCCAGTTACTTTAAATGAACAAGGGCCAGCAAAGGCTGCAAACCGCTCTGCTGGAGACATCCTCGACAGCTTGAAGGCGGCAGTAATCCCTATTGCGTCTATAATCTGATCGCTTGCAACATCACTCATATTTTGCATGACAGTCAGAAACATCTTTCTAAGGGTAGTTTCTATAAGACCCCTTTCTATGTCTCCCATGATAGCGTCTAGGGTAACAGCCTGACTTTGGGAAAGTTCAATAACTTCTGTTGCTTTCACCTGCTTGGCGGGAAGCGCACCAAGCTTGAGTTCCGTCGAGAGTGCACTTTTAGCAAACTGTCTCTCTAACATCTCTAGGACAGCCATTGCGTCTCTCGGCACCTCACCCTCGGATACTGTTTCTAATACTTTCTGTCCATGAGGCAGCGTGTTCTTTACCACAAGGGTGTCACCTTGTTGCACCCCGTCAGCTACTTGCTGAGGGTCTTCAAGATCATCCGGCCTGATTTGTTTAATGCCCCAGACACTGGATATGCCGCCGTCTATGATTAAGTTAAAAATCTCGTTTGAGGCGAAGTTAAGCTGGACGGCGTGATCGAATAGAGCTTTATGCCAGACGGAGAAAGGAACACGGATAAGGGGCACTGCGACAAAGGGGCTTTCCTGATGCCAGAACGGGTTGGGAGTTGGACGTCTAATGAGATACTTATCATTTGCCATTGCACAGAATATGTTTTCATGTATAACGTTGCCGTTTCCATCCAACAGAGTACCCCAATACTCATCTATCTTAACCCTCTTCCTAAATGATGGATGCTTAGACTCGTCTTGGCCTTTATCTATGGCATGGCGTTTATCTTCGTGTTCCTGCCGAAAGTCATCTTCTATTCTCTTAACTGCGGCTTTATCATATACCCCCTCAGCGGCTCTTTTTTTGAGGTAGTGAAGATCTCTCTCAACACTATGTATCTCATATAGTCCAGCCCCTGTTGGGTCAGGCGCGTAGTTTTCCGGTTGGATAAGATCTACTCGTAGTTTCCAGTTCTTTAGATCAATAGCAACAAGTTTGCTCTTATCCTCCACGACTTCGCCTATAGGAGACAGGACTTGATCTCCCTGCTCTACAACAAACTTCCTATCTTTCTGCATATTCCCGTGGATTTTGAAAATAGTTAGAGACTCTAAGGAACCAACTTTTATCCCATCTGTAAGCAGCGTTTCAAAGGGGAGCTTTTTGTTGTCTTCAACCAACATATCACTGAGAAAGCAGTTTAGGAGGGAGCGTAGAGTTGTTCCCGATAACGGACTGCTACTGTCCTTCGCCAGATCTATGGTATAATACGCTCCGAACTGTGTTAGGGCGCGCTTTATAAACCCAACAAGCTGTTCAACGGCAATAGGCGTCTGGGGGAGAAATTCCTTAGATTGGCCCTTCTGTTTATGACTGAAGTCTTGAAAACCGAGGTAAGCGCGTCTATTCTCCCTGTTCTTCGCCAACCGCGTTTTCCGCGCCCGAACAGCCTCTCTTTTACTCTCCCTTATCGCCTCCATAACAGTAAGAGCGGCCCCATCCCCACCTTTACCTAAAGGAGCGTCATCACCTGCCCGTCTCGAGATTGGTGTCGTCAGAGTTGTCTCTGCCATACCTTTGTCCTTTTATAATAGTTTTACTTTCTCGCTCCTCAAGGACGCACCAAACACAGATGCCTATAGCACGATGAGGTCCGGGCTTTAACTCTCTACCACAGGAGATACATAAGCGGATTTCCTCCTGCATCTTATTCATCATACGGCACTCTTTATAATATAGCAACATGGGTTGCCCGAGATTGGGGCATTTTTAGCTATAGTTGATATATCCCCTTTTATGCAGTCGCGACTGCGCGACGAATAGATCAGTTGCGATGGTAAGAAGGCCTCGGCATTTTAACGCTACGAGGCGCTTGTTCATCCCACTTTTTATTAGCGACAGGCGCTTCGAAGGCTATCCAATATCCCAGGGCGTCCGATGTATGGGTTCGCTTGAAGTAAGGATCCTTCTTGTTGAAGGTCTTTTTAATGCCTTGTTTCCCATCACCGAGGACTTGTTCAAGATCTGTTATCAATTCATCGCAGTCAGGATCTATCTCAAGGTTGAGTTGCCCTTGTGGTCCTGAGCAAGCTACATTCACAGCATTTACTCTATCTGTAACCCCTGGGTTTTTCTCAGGCACCTTCATAAATAAGGGAACGGGATATTGCGCCATTTCATTGAGGATAATCTGATAGCTTGTCTTCTTAGTCTGTGCACTTCTTGCCTGCCCTGTAGCGTCGCCGTAGAGCCAGATAGGAGCTTGATGCACTGGATGTACGCGTCGGAAGTAGTTGCACATCTCAGGGATGTTTGCTTCTTCCAGGATGAGTTCTTGAAACACACGGAAGATAGGGCCATTCCTCTGACCTATCAAGGAGACCATAGGTTCAACGTTGAAATCCCAAATCCATGCAAGCGGCCTTCTTGTGGCTACCTCCTTCTGAGGCTTGACATTGAGCTGAGAGTGGAAACCTGAGTATATCCGGCTTCCTCCAATTCCTCCAATAAGCTCTCCGTTAAGCCTGATCCGCCTCTGATCGCTTCCTTCAGGATATTTGCTTTCAAGAAACTCAATCTCTGACCTAGGGATGTGGGGGTTGTCGTAGATAGAGGCATTATAAATCTCTGCATTTTCCAGCATCCCCCTTTTCCACGGCTTAACGATTTCATTGAATATCCAAGTAACACCGCCTACCATTCCTTCTGGGGGTAACAGGGTACAGGTGGTGAATATATGCAGAGGATTTTTCCCCACCCGGATCAGGGCCTCATCATATATACTCTTAGGATGCTCCTCATCGAAATGTATCCAGTCTTTCTCAGCCCCCTGATACTTTGTCCTCCCACTATCCGCTGACTTAAACCCAATGATAGAGCCGTTCTTCAATTTCAATATTCCGTCAGAAACCCTCCAGCTGTGTATCTCATGCTTGGGGATGAAAGGCTCGTGAGTTGCATTGGGAGGAGTAAATCCGTTGTCAAAATACTTCGGTTGAATAGTATCCCTGCTTATAGGAAAGTCCAACGCTGAAACCCAACCCGATGTGGCAAAGTCTCGCACACTTATTGACGAACGGCCTTCTTGCGGTCGAGTTCCTCCTACGAACCTAACATTCTGTTCCTGTGGCGTCCCTCTGTATCCAAATCTAGCAAGTGTTGCCCCAGCCACTGCACCTGCATCACTCTTCCCTGACCTGTTGGCTCCTATATAGTAGTACTCCTTATACCGCTTTGATAGTATATCAGTTACGAACTCCCGCTGAGGAGAGAATAGATCAAACAGAGTGAGGGGGTCGCCCTGACGGCGTCGAAGCAATTCCCCCGATAGAAGTGCCTTCTCTTCGAGAGCTTGCCTCGCTCTATGTCCTAATTCAGTCATCTTCCTTTTATACCCCCGCTCATATAAGAAAACAATGCTCGACACAACCCAGAAGTACATATAAAAAGAGGGGATACATACACAAAAAGAGGTATACACATAAGGAACTTGGAAACATAGGGACTCTTCAAATTGGAGAGAGTGATACCTACACAGACTCCTACCCCTAAGCATACCCCACCCCCCGCCGCCGCCACTTGCGAATGATTTTTAACTGCTTTTGTTTGCTGCCCATGGCGCGATTGATTATCAATTGCAAGTGCTGCGCCCGTGATGAAATTAATTATTACTTGCATCTTTTCCCGCAATTGTGCAAACGATTATCATTGATAATGAGTATCATCTTCTATGCAAACAGGGAGCAATGACAATGCACGTATTAGTGTATGCAATAACAATATATACAACGTCATCACTGATAGGTGCCTATTCCATTCACATATGTTCGCACCCATGAATACTCGGCATTGTCAAGTAATTTATTTACCCAATTATGAAATAATTTTATTGAAGTCATAGGTGCAATTTGGTACTTTTGTTTCAGCGGATAAAACCGCTTCAATTGCTTTTTGTAACGCGATACCCAATGGTGAGCGAAACAACAATTGGATTTTATCGGGCAATATTGCCCATACATTCTGCCAATTATAGGAGATTTTATAATGGCAACCGAACAAAACACTTTGACAACCAAAACACTTAGCAAAGCCGCCAGCAGAGGGAAAGGCGCTGTCAAGGAAACCTTTCCCGTAACTTGTTGGCCAAAAGGCAATGGGGAAACGTTTATCAGCAATGCCGTTGCTGGCCTTGGCATTGGTTTTGTTGTTCGGGCAATTAGCCAGACCTTGTCAATTGATTGTCGTTCGGCCTTTGTGGCAGGAAAAGATATGAAAAGCTATCGGCCCAATGCCGACGGTACTGCTTCAAGTGGCGATGGTTACGCTCCATTGCGTCGTGATCTTCGCAAGGCTGGCGTGCCTGAAACGGAGATAGAAGGCATCGTTGAAATGGCGAAATCTAAAGCCGTTCCCGCGAAACAATAAACTTTCATCTGAACAATGGCGAGGGGCAAGGCAATGTTACGCTTTGCCCCTCATTGTCTTATGGAGAGTACAATGGATGACGATGCTATGAGAGCTATTGGCGAATTAATGGAAACCAAAAAGGAAGCGGAAATTAAAGCCTACAATGCGAAAATGAAAATCTTAGATATCTTAATCCAAACCAATGCCCATCAATTTTTTAGTGTTAATTGGGGCAAATTGGAAAAGACCTTTCGCAATTAGAAATTTCCCCTAACTTAGGCGAGGCGAGGGAGCATTTATTTGTTCCCTCCCTCATTACCCGTTTTCTTTTAATAAACGGGTTGGATTAATTTGGAAAGGATTTAAAAGTGAATACAAGCGCCTCACATCGGCAAGAGATTGCCGCTCTTATCGCAACGATTGTAGAAATTCTAAACGATGCAACGATATCAATGGACTACTACTTCTCCGGGCCTAGTTTATTGCCCGACGAAGTAAGTCAATGTTGTAGAAAGGCCTTGGATGTTTACATGAATGACCGGATCAAATAACCTTGAAGGGTATGACAATGCTTTCAAGAGAAATTTACTTGGTAACGAAATCTTCCATTGCGTGCGAAAAATATAATGACGCAAAAAGGTTAGCAGCATTTTACGGAACGAAAGTGTTGACGGTTTATCTTTGTGATACGGCGGCGGTTAATGTTGCGATTACAGGCAATGAAAAAATCGAGGAATAACTTATTCCTCCTCTCAGCAATGGGAGGAGGATTTTTTATTGCCTATAGAATAGGAATATTTTCCCAGTCTTATAGATCGCTCTTTCTTCTTTTTATTTGATCCTACCACTTGTATATAATTCAACCTCTACTTTTTAGCATTTTACAATTTGTTTTATCCCAAATCGCTTTGTTCTTGTACTTCATCAGCGTTTAGGTCTACTACTTCTTTAGCCTCCATACCCATACTTTTTAGTTTATCTTCCACTTCTGCAATACGTACCATTAGTTGGGCATCTCCCATAGTTCTTATGTCATGGTTAACATTGCCACGGATTTCCAGCTTGTCATGATATCCTGATAGATTAGACATTGTACGAATAGCATTTGCCCATCTATCTGGGTGTTCATCTGCGAAGATTTGGAGTGCATCAGGAGTGGGTATGCATTGTAACATCTCGGCTAATACTTCTACGAATGGTTGGCGAGAGTAAGCGGAGAACTCAGCTAACAGTTCATCTGTATCAAACCTGGGCTTGCGACGAGTCTTAGTGTCTAATGCCCTAAGTAGACGTTTTCTTACCAGTTCTTGCATCTATCTTGCCTTTTCGAATATCGTCCCGTAGGTTGAATACTTCAGCTGGATCTACACCAAATGCCTCAGCTATGTTTGCTATCTCACTATCTTCTAGGGTATAACGTGCCTTGGCCTTTAACTCGGCAGTATGGCCTGCAAGCATCCACTGGAGTATTAACCCTTTATGAGATAGCCATTTACCATTAGGTGTCTTAGTAGCAGGAAGGCCATGGAGAGTTATCCACTTTACTGTAGTATCGTAACCTTTGCCTATGAACTCAGCTATGGATGGGATACCTTCTAGCATGTTAGGATTATTATTGGTGAAATGAGGATCGCCTCTTTTCCATCTTCTTCTCTTTTTTGTCTTACTAGAAGTTCTTGCCCATATACCCTTCTGTTCTCTCTTATCCTTTCTCTTCTGTTTTCTCTCTACAAGTTGGGCTGCTGAGGGCATCTGTTTTATCCTCTATATTTAGGTTGTTGAACTGCTCTCTTACAGGAGAAGCAACATTCTTTTTCCATAGACTCTTTATATTGAAGCCCAGCGGTGGTAATGGGGTAAATTTTTTCTGTGTATTCATACTGAAATATATAGCATAGTGCGTTGTAAGGGAGCAATGGAGGGGGGAATGGTATTATGTATATCTGTATGTATAAATGTTTTTGTTCATGTTTGTTTAAGATAGCCGGTGCCCATAATTAATTGGAATCAGAGAATATAGGGAGATATCTTGTATTTTGTTAACTAGTTGGGGAAGTGTTCTTAATGGTATTACATTTTTTTTTTGTAGAATACATACTACTGACCTTATTTGTTAAGTTATTGGTGCATACACTCCCTGATTCCAATTAATTATGGGAGGGTGGTAGGTATAAACAAACATGAACAGATACATGGATACATATATACACAATGGAGCCTTTCCCTTCCCTGATAATTAACCCTCACCAGGTGTATTATTATAATGATCCCTGGTGAATATTGTGCTATGCTTATTTTATATAGATATTGTTACTTATGTTGATTTTACCAACTGCAAACGAAAGGACGTAAGATGGTTAAAATTCATGGATCACTAACGCAAGACCGAGTAGCCCAGGGTGCGGAAGATCAGATGTTTGGTATTGAAAACCCTGGTTTCTGTATCGCATGTGGCGCGGATCACGACGCTTGTGAACCGGATGCTAGAAATTATGAATGTATCCATTGTGGTGAGCGTCAAGTGTATGGTGCTCAAGAACTCTTGATTATGATGGTTCCATAGGAATGGAGTATAAAATGTCTTATAGTATATACACCTTATCCGAAGAAAACTCCACTTACTGGATATTCATTCGCGAAGTGGAAAAAAAAGTAGATGCTCGCACTATTTGTGATGAGTTTCATAAGGCAAGCGGTGACTTCTGCACCCGTGTTCTTCAAGGAAAAAATGAGATTATTATTCCACGTGAGAGGATGGTGAAGAATGATATATGGTCCTAATATATCCCCGATACCAGATGTTGCGGAAATGTTGAATGAGGGAAAATATCTCCATGAGCGTCATGCATATCTGGAGCGTAAAGTTCAACAAGGTTGGCTTCTCTGTCGCTGTTTATGCGGTGACTGCTTGGACGAGAAAAGAGAACTCAAGGGGTATAGGCTCCAGAAGGCCAACAAAGGCAAAGCGGAGACTGCCAAGGAACGGGTTGAGAAACTTGTTCAGGAGTATGGCAATCTCACGGATGAGGAAAAGAAAGGGTTTTTATCATGAGCAGCGATGCCAAATGGGACGAGTACTTACTATTCCCTGAATATCCCACAGCAACACAAGTTAGAGAGTTCGTTAGTGAACAGATAGGCGAGCTATTTGGGCGCGTATTCGCAGATCGGCATATGCTATCTGGTGATATGAGTTACGATATGGACCTACGCTACCATGAGGCGGTCAATGCAGTTGCTAGTACCTTGGTGGAGTGGATTGAAGCCAACGACGTGGGTTACCAAAATACTATAGACATATGGGGGATGGAACCATGAAAGTTGCAAGAAATAAGGAATTATCATCATGATCACCGAAGAACAGGCGAAGTACGTCCTACCTATTTTGAAGAAAGAAGTAAAAAGTACACTTGATATGATCATGCTTTCTTTGATTATTCCTCCTCTAAAAGGGACGGAAACTAAAGTTAATGATATAATAAGTCGATGTCTCACCTATACAGAAACAATACTAACCATTGTCGAGGGGCTGGAATGTGAAATCCAAAAAACGAAACAGCACGGAGTGCAATAAAGGTGATCTATCCCTTGCTGATAAGCTCTGGTGAGCAGCACGGAGGGGGTGTTAACGCGCCCCCTCTATGGTGTTTATTGGCACTGAACCCGCCCCAAATATGGGCGCTCATTAGAGAAAGGAGAATAATATGGCTGATATTATAGTAGAAACTATCATGACAAAGAACAGCGAGAAAAAGCACTAACCAGCAAAGAGGAACAAAACTATGTTCATGGCATACGATCAATACGGCAATCATTACTCCCTCAAAAAATACCCCAGAAAGGAATTACTGACTCAACTCGGGAGACAACACGCTTCTAAAATGTACGTGGACCGCAAAGATGGCACATACCACGTCGGCTATATTATCGCCGGTCTTTGGATAGAAATTTTCGGCCTTGAAGGAATTACCTTCGCCAGAAGGAGAGTTGAATGAACACTCTTCCACGATCCCTTCTAACTCCTGATAAGGTAACAGAGATAAAGT